GCCGCGAACTCCTGGACGACTCGGCCATCAACCTCCCGGCCCTACTTTCCCAGGTGTTCCAGGAAGCTGCCGGGCAGTTTGAGGATGTCGGAATTATCAGTGGAAATGATACGACCCAATATGCCGGCGTACTTTCTGATGGCGATGTGGCGTTCTACACGATGGCCGGCTCGACCGCGGTCGTAGGGGCCGACCTGATCGGCACCTACTACGCTCTCAACGCTCAGCACCGGGCCAACGCCTCATGGGTGATGAAGTCAACCATCGCGTCATTAATCACCTCGATTGCAATCACTGCTGCCGGGGTCCATACCATCCCAAGCCTGACCGCCGCGCCGTCAGACTTCATCCTCGGCAAGCGGAACGTCTTAACCGATGTGACGAGTGGCTTGGGTGGCACCATCACATCGACTGAGAAGATCGCCATCTTCGGAGACTTCAAACAGTACTACATCTTCGACCGAGTGGGCTTCACAATCCGGAGGAACGACTCGCTCTACATGGGCAACGACCAGGTCGGTTTCTTCGCAAACCGCCGCGGTGACGGTCAAGTCGGCCTCGCCGCCGCATTCAAGATTCCGCGCGCCGCCTAATCAGCGGTCAGCTAATCGGGCGCGGGGCTTCGGTCCCGCGTCCAACCAAGGAGGACGATATGCCAAAAGCAACTTGCATCCAGAGTTTTTCTTCTGGGGACGGGATAGCCTATGAGTCCGGCGTGGAGTATGACGTACCGGCCGCGACCCTCAAAGCCAATCCCGATTACTTTAAGAAGCAAGCCGGTACCGCCGAGAACAAGATGGAGGACACCGTCGAGGACAAGTCCGAGGCCGCTGAATAGTGGCGACTCGGCACACATATGCCACGGCGGACGATCTCCGGGACTACCTGGCGGGGACTTCGTTCTCCTCCGGGTGGACGAGCGATGCCGGGAGCATCCGGCGCATCCTTGAGGCTGCGTCCCGGCGGATCGACCTTTACTGCGAGGGTGGGACGTTTGGGCCGTTAACCGAGACTCGGTTATATGACATCGGGTACGGGTCGTTGGTCCAGTCTCCTCAATATGCGGTATTAGCTGGGACGGACGCCATCGCCACCACGGTCGCCTTGGCGAATGTCATCCCACTGGACGGCTGGCTGGTCTCCACGACAACGGTGACGGCATACGATGACACCGACCGGGGAGCGAGTACGGTCTTGACCGAGGGCTACGCCAACGACTTCTTTTTGATGCCGTATAACGTGAGCCCTAAGACAGTGTTCAAGCTGAACGAGGACACCAGCAATACCCTCGACGCCGGCCAGCAGACCTTGAGCATCCTGGGGAGTTGGGGATATACCGCCGACACGTTATCCGTCACGACGGCGGACGCTATAGGCTCCACGACGGCGACCTCCATCAGCGTGACCAGCGCCGCCGATCTGGGGCCAGCCCAGGCCATCTTGATCGACTCTGAACAACTCTATATAACCGCCATCAGCGGCAATACCTTGACGGTCGAGCGTGGCGTCAACGGAACGACGGCGGCCACTCATTCGGGAGGAGCGAGTCTGACCCGGTACGATTACCCGGAGCTCGTCGTCCAGGCGTGTCTCGACATAGCAAAGCTGACCTTCCGCAACCGAGACCTTGGATCGGCTGGGAGTATCGGCGCCGGGGAGATGTCGATGACGGTGGCCGAGAGTGAGGTCCGGTCGGTGCTGATGACCCTGGCGGATTTCCGGGTGACCGGGACCAGCAACGGGGTGATCTTCTGATGGCTGAACCATTCGGCGTCCACTTTGAGGTTACTGGCCCGGTCTTTGACGGAACTGGACTCCGGGCCATGCAAGGAATCGTCAACCGAGGGCTCCTGGATATTGCGACCCTGGAAGGGGCCAACAAGGTCAAAGACCAGTTATATGGGCCTCCGGCCTCGCAGTATTGGCAGTCTAGTAAAAGCGAACGCCACGGCGCCCATACCCGCGACCTCAAGCGGCGGGTGGCAGCAAGTCAACCCTCCGACAATCTGGCTGTTTTCAACGCCGGCGGCGTCCACTATGCCCCGAAGGTCGAGGCGTTGTATGGGATGTTTGCAAAAGCAACCGCCGCAATTGAACGAGACAAAGCCGCGTTATATCACAAGTACATCGGGGATGCCCTGGTCGAGGCGTTCCAATGAGCCGGTCGGGAGCCTTGGACAGAATAGATGTTCTCTTATCCACAATCACCGACCCACCGTTCACGGCGGTCGTTAGGGCCGAGCCGTTGGCCCTCTCCGGCACTCCGGTCCTGGCCTATTGGATTCAGAGCCGGTCTAACGGCTGGCAGACCCTCGGGGATATCGGGTCGACCACGACCCTCATGGTCAGAGCCTATTTCCGTCTGCAGGCTTCGACCGATGTTCGCGAGAGCATTGAACTCGCTTTGTGGGATGCGATGGTAGAGGTCGACAGTAAACTCAGGTCAGATGCTAACCTTGCCGGCAACTGTACCGACTCGACGGTCGGGTCCGCGACGGTCGCCACGATAGATATCGGCGGGCAACTATACCGGACAGCGACCATCCCATTCGATATTCAACTCTATGAAGAAGTGACCATCACTCCGTAGGAGCGACCAATGGCAAAGAAATCAGGACTTGGCCAACAGATTTTCGTCCACGGTTACGACCTCAGTGGCGATGTTTCCGCAATCAATAACGCCGGCTCACCACGAGACCTCTTAGATGCAACGGCTCTGAACGCCTCGGCCCATGAGAGGTTCGTCGGATTATCGGATGGGAACCTTGGGGTTTCCTCATGGTTCAACGATGCCACCGAGCAAGAGCATGACGCATTCAAAGGTCTGGTCACTACCGACCGTATCGTGGTGTGGGCTTTCGGTGCGACACGAGGGGATGTAGCGGCAGGACTTGTCTCAAAACAAGTCAATTATGATGGGTCCAGAGGAACAGATGGGTCGTTATCCTTCACGATTGATACCCAGGCCGCGTCAGGGGTCCCGCTTGAATGGGGCAATACCCTAACGACCGGCAAGGAGACCCACGGCTCGGCAGGCTCATCTACAAGCCGTGACGATGGAGCGGCCACAAGTGCCGGGATGGTTGGGTATCTTTCAATCACCGATATCGACTCAGGTACCCCGACTGTAACCATTCAACAATCATCGGATAACGGGTCAAGCGATGCTTTCGCAACGGTCTTGTCTTTCACGGCGGTCGCCGCTGCGGCGGCTCCGACCTCGGAACGAGTGACGGTAAGCGGGGCAGTGGAACGGTATCTGAGAATCACGACGACCGGCACCTTCTCGAACCTAGACTTCTGTGTAGTGACTAGGCGGGGAACCGCACAAGACGATGTTGCCCTGTGAGCATAGGACGTATCAGACCTCAAATCTTTCTCTCCATCCTGATTCTGGGAGGAGTGGCCGGAGCCGGTATCTACCTCAGCAACGAGGTCGCTACCGGAACGTCGGTGGGAGGCATCATCGCATTGTCTATGAAGATTCTGGAATCTGATTAAGTAGGAGAACATATGTGCAAGCGTTGCGGATGCGGCAAACCACGTAAGGGATAACGATATGAAAGCACTATGCTGGTTGGGCTTCCATCTGTGGAATTATGATGGGCATCATGGCAAGAACAGCAGGGAGCGGATTCAATGGCCCTCTCGTATCTGTGGACGATGCGAGCACAGAGCCATCCTAGTCTATGTCTCTGATGCTGGCGTAGTTTGGGAGCAAGTGACGTGAAGCCTTTCCAATTAGGTCTCAGTCTGATTCCGGTGGCAATCATTGTCATCGGTCTTATCGGATGGGTCGTAACCCTCCGGGGCAACATCGACTCGGCCTTGGAAAGTATTGAAGAATTACGAGAGTCACAATACGACGATACCGACCTGGTTGAGCGGGTCCAAGACCTCGCCATCCAAGCCGAGGAGTCCATGACAAAGGTCATGTGGGTCATGGAGGAATACGGTCCGGCAATCGAGTCGATTAGAGACCGGGAGTTAGATACCGAGATGGCCGACAGGGTCGCCGACATAGTGACCCGTCAGGCGGTCGTCGAGAATGAGATGCGCCAGATTATGTCGGACCACTCAGGATTCGCGGACGTTCTCTACGACCTCGGAGAGCAGGGTCTCATCGAGCGTCGGGAATACGGGAACTATAAATGACGACCCACTGGAAGGCCGCAAGGCCAAGGGATACCCATTGGCGCGAGGCATCTTGCCGGGAGGTAGGATGCCAGCAATACTTGAACGGATGGCAGACCGTCTTGCCGGTCAATGATTCGGCTAATGCTCTATATATCCGGCGGTCGGGCCTGGGCTTTCGGGAGGAATCCGAAGGCCAGCTCATCCGGTTCATCTTCGAACCAGGGCAAGAATGTTTCAAAGGTCGGGCCGGCGAGCATCGGACTCCGGTCGAGCGGGACCCTATACTCTGGCGTGATAACCTGGTGATGGCTCCGCTGGAATGGCTGGACAGTATGAACGACGACCTATATCAGATACGGGCTAGAAATTAGGAGGATGTTATGGCAAAGGAATCAGGCTTAGGATTCAGCGTGATAGTGGACGACTCCGGCGGGTCGGCCAGGACAATCAGTAACGATATCACAAACCTGGACTTCGCCACGCCGAGAGAAGAACAAGATATCACCGGCCTCGACAAGTCGGCCAGGGAACGGCTGTTGCTCCTGGCGGACTTCTCGGTCACTTTCAACGGGGTCTTCAACGATGCCAGTAATATGTCACATGATGTATTCAAGACGGTCCCATCGACCTCTGTGGCGCGAACTGTGACCATGGCAATCAGCGGCCAGACCCTAGCGTGTGAGGCGTTCTTCTCCGACTACGCTCTGAGCCGGTCGTCCTCCGGTGAATTGACCTGGTCAGCACCTGGCGCTTTATCCGGTGGTGCTGTTCCGACGTGGGGCTAACGTGGTAGCGGTCAATGGAGTGAAAGCCAAGAAGGGCTTTCGGCTCCCTGAGAGGACAGCCCGGATAACCTTTGAGGGCACTGACTACGATGGGGCTGAGATACGGGTCCGGTTGAGCGTCAGTTTCGCCCAGTTCATCGCCCTGCGCGAATCAGCCCAAGGCGAGGACCAAGAGGGAATGGCTCGGCTATTCGGTGAGACTGTCCTCATGGACTGGAACCTGGAAGACCCAGAGGGTGAACCGCTCTCGGCTGATGGGGATGGAATGATGATGATTCCTTTGGACCTGGCCAACCTGGTCGTCCAGCATTGGGTCGAGGAGGTTGCCGGAGTGCCTAGCCCTTTATCCGAGCCATCCGGAGATATAGACACGTTGGCGGCGGCATCGACCGCGATGGAAACCGAGTAGTCAAGCCGTGGGAACTAGAGGAGGCCGAACTGATTGACGGTCTCTGCCAGAGGTACTCGTGCTTGCCATCACAACTCATGGAGGAGGATGCGACGATTCTCCGGATGGTGGCCATAATACAAGAGGCCCAACCGGACGAGAAGAATGGCTAACGACGTTGAAATAAGAGTCACGGCTGATACCCAGAATGCCCAGGCCGGAATTACGAAGGTAAAAACCGGCTTCCAGGGCATGAAGGATTCCATCGTCAAGAACCGAAAGGCCATCGGCGTCGGTATCACGGCGTTGGGTGTCGGGATAGAGGGACTCGCCAAGAATCAGCAAGGGCTAACCGAGTCAAGTCGGAAGTTGGCCAATGCGACCGGAATGTCTGAGAAAGAGATACGGGGCATGGCGACGAGCCTCTCCAATGCCACTTTCCCATTGGATTCGGCCCTCGAGTTGATGACATTGGGAGCGCAACAAGGTCTTGACAGCGCCGATGCCCTCAAACAATACGCCGCGTTTTGGGATACGGTCGGGGATGCCACCGGTCTGAGCGCCGAGGCATTGGCCAAGTCCGGCGCGGCGTTGGCGGCTGTAGGCATCGAGGTGGGGAACGAAAGCGAGCTCCTCGGCGCCTTCGGGCTTATCACCCAGGAATCCACTCAAACGGTCCAGGACTTTTTGACAGGCATCGAGAAGTTGGCTCCGGAGATGTCCGCGATGGGCATATCCGTCGATGAAGCCGCTGTCATTATGACCACGATGGAGAGGGAGTTGGGCCTGACCGCCAGGACTGCCCGGACCGAATTCAAAGAAGCCCTCGAACAATCAGAGACCGGTCTCGCCGGCGTGTTGGAACAACTAGGCTTGAGCGAGTCTCAGTTAGCGACCTACCAGACCAAACTCGAGGAATCGACCGGCGTTATCCAAGACAACGCCGATGCCCACGCCAGCACCAAGACGGTCATGGATAAGTTCAAATCCACTCTGGCAGATTTAGCGTTCGCCAATGGGGCATTGATAGAGAAGGCGTCGATGTTGGCTCCGCTATTTCTGGCGGCGGGTCCGATAGTCGCCGGGTTTTCCGGCATCATGGGGATAATGACGCCGGTCATCCACGGTGCGAAAGTAGCATTCATCGGCTTGAATCTGTCACTCGGCCCAATCGCATTATTGATCCTCGGGATCGGTGCGGCTATCGCTGCCGGAATTCTAATTTGGCAAAATTTCGATGCCATAGTTGCTGCCTTGAAAAAGACCTTTGAGAAAATCACGGACGTTTATAAGGGTAAATTGGGCTGGTTGTTGCCGGCGGGTCCACTGATTAAAGGCATCATGTTCTTGGCTAAGAACTGGGAGGAAATTTGGGAGGCCATCAAGGAGGGGTTCCGGAAGGTCGGCACTTTTATTAAAGATCTGTATACATCGAAATTTGGCTGGCTCCTCCCGGCGGGTCCGCTCATCAAAGCCATTCTGTTCCTCAAGGATAACTGGGAGGAGATTTGGAACGGCATCAAGGCTACTTTCAATACTGTGACCGATGCCATGGTCACGACCTTCCGGACCGTCAAGGGAACAGTCCTCGGGATATGGGATGAGCTTGTGTCCGGCATTAAAGCAGCGGTCAATCTAATCATCGGTGCTATCAACCTGTTCATTCGGGGCATCAATAACATCAAAATCACTCTGCCGAGCGTTAGTGCTCCCAAGTGGCTCGGAGGAATGAAGTGGGGCGGGTTCAGCATCGGGATGCCTCAAATCCCGGAGATTCCGACCTTGGCGAAAGGCGGTATCGTGAGAAGCCCCACGCTGGCCATGCTCGGAGAAAGTGGGCCGGAGGCGGTCGTTCCATTGGGCCGACAGGGTGGTGCCGGCATGACCGTGAACCTGGTCATCAATGGGGATATCAATGGCATGGACGACTTCGAACAGAAAGTGACGAGCGTGATTCGGGATGCGGTCCTGGGCGGTGGATTCTCCGGCGTACTGGCGAGGGCATAATGGTCGTTGCATCGTATAAATTACAAGTGGACTGGAACAACGACGGTGACTGGGGAGACACCGGCGAAGAGATAGATATGAGTCGGGTCCGTGGCATTACTTGCTCATTCGGTCGGGACCGGGCCAGCCAACTCACCGGGAAATCCAAGGCCGGCAAACTCCGGGCCACACTAGATAACAGGTCGGGCGATTACAACCCGTTCAATTCTGACTCGCCTATATATGGCAACATCCTTCCAGGCCGACCGGTGCGCCTCCTCGGAACTTCGACCACTCAATCAGACCAGGCTATTTGGCAGGGCTTCTTGACCCGCATCACACCTCAAGTCTTTCTAGGCGGCGATGCGACCGCTATCCTTGAGGCTACTGGCCCGCTCGGTCAAATCAACCTCGACCAAATCGAGGTCGCAATGGTGACTTCCCAACGGACCGACCAGGTGGTTGACGATATTCTGGATGCAGCCGGTTGGGGCGCGGGAAGTAGTTATCGGACCCTCGACACGGGTAAGACGACAATCAGCAGATTTTTTTCATCAGCCACATATACGATGAAGGCTTTACAAGAGGTCGAGTCCACCGAGGGCGGATTCATCCGTGAGGGGAAGGACGGGAAAATCGTCTTCGATAACCGACATCATAGACTGGCCGGCTCGGCCCTAACCAGCCAGGCGACCTACTCGGACGCCTCCGGCGCGGCGAGGGTCTACAACAATCTGATACAAGACGACCCACTACCCCATATCTTTAATATTTTCGAGGCCGATGTCCAGACTTACACGACCGCCAGCGTGGCAGTCCTCTGGACACTCAGCGAGACTGGTGCTAGCTCCCCGTCTATTGCTCCCGGCGTGGCCCGGACCTGGATCGCCCGTTATCCGACCTCTGCATCGGTCAACTCTGCAAGGGGAGTCGCCGTGTGGACGACCACCGCCTCGACCACTGATATGACCGCCAACGCTGCCGCCGATGGGTCCGGCGTTAATGTGAGCTCGGATATCGGGATAGCGGTCAGCAAGTCCTCCGAAACGATGGACATCACTCTTACGAACAACGGGAGCGTGACCGCCTACATCACCAAACTCCAGGCCAGGGGAACGGCCATCACCGCCGACGACCCGGCCAGTATCAAGCAAGAAAACTCGGCCAGTCAGACGGCTTTCGGCAAGCGGACCTGGCCGAGCCGGACAAAGTTTATCCCCAATACGACCGAGGCGTTGGACTGGGCCGATTTCAATATCTCGATCTACAAAGACCCGACCGCTGTCCTGAAGTTGACTTATTTCGCCAACCGGGACACCAATTCCATTAACGAGATGCTCGACCGCGACCTCTCCGAGCGGGTGACGGTCGTGGCCGATAATACCGCCGACCTGTCAATTGACCGGGACTTCTTCATCGAGGCGGTCAATCATCAGATAACCGCCGACCGCCTCCACAAAGTCACTTATCTCCTGTCCGACGCTGTTCAATTCTCGGACTTCTGGATTCTGAATACCTCGGCCCTCGGGACCAACACAAGGTTGGCGTACTGATGGCAGACTATATCGTCCAGCACCAAGACCTCCAGCCGGACTCATATCTGGTCATGGTACGGAATATGTATATGCGGATGGGATTCGGAGCGCTCCCGGAGCCGTCCGAGGACAACATATCCGGAGAGGTCGCGGCCCGGATCAATCATGGCCGGTGGCTGGTCGATTGCTCCGGATGCAACAGCGCCCTGGTCGTTGACCTTTCCGAGTTGGTCTTTATGTGCGTCGAGTGCGGCAACGCCGCCAACGACGGGAAGTGGTTCACGGTGACGATCCCGACCAACCGTAAGGCCATCGAGGCCGAGTTATTGAAGCGGCCCTGGAACGGGCGCAACCCTGCCGAGGCGGTTAACCGGAATTGGGAACCAGGGGAGACCCTGGCGATGCTGAAACAAGAAAATACCGACCACGGTGTAGGAGGATAAATTGGCTTGGACCACTCCGAAGACATGGGCCTCTGGTTACGTCGTTTTGGCGGCAGATTTGAACACCCACCTCCGGGACAATTTGAACGTTACCGCGCCGGCGGTGATGACCACGGCGGGAGATATCATCTACGCATCGGGAGCGAACACTCCCGCGAGGCTTGCCAAGTCCACGACCTCAACCCAATATCTCGCCAACACTGGGACGAGCAATATCCCGGCCTGGAACGAGGTGGCATTGGCGACCGGAGTGAGTGGGACTTTGCCGGTCGGGAATGGCGGCACCGGAGCGACCACGCTAACGGCCAACGGCGCGATAATCGGCAATGGCACCTCAGCCCTAACCTCTATTGATATGTCCACGAAAGGTGGATTGCTGGCTGGGGATGGTTCCGGCAATCCTAGAGTATTAGCAGTTGGAGGGACCAATACCCATGTTCTGACAGTCGACTCCAGCGAGACGACCGGGATGAAATGGGCCTCCGGTGGAGGCGATTTCGTACTTATCGGGATCGTAGAGGCGTCCGATGACGCAACGATCGGAGTTTCAGGTGTTCCAGCATCGACCTACGATTGGCTAATTATTGTGGGGTCAGACCTGAGACCCGCCACCGATGGGGTGAGAGGTTTAATCAAGAGTGGCACCGCTGCCGGGATTGACGAAGGCGCGTCTGATTATGGCTGGTGGAAAACCCAGGACCAGATAGGAACAACGACATTCGCTGCGTATCTGACCGATTCCGGGGACTCAGGAATTCGGCTGGGTCGTTCTATCGGAAACGGTAGCAATGAAGGGATTGGCTTTGTTATCTC